GTATCTTCGTTTCCGATACTTGAAGTTAATAATTGACTAGCTGGTGTTACATCTGCATCAACTCTTAAAGCACTTGATCCGATGGCAGAAGACGCAGATACAGAACCTGTTTCAACTGTTACATCTATAACATTTGTTATAGACCCAAGTGATGTATTTGCTTGTGATCCAGTTGCAAGAAGAGTACCTGTAAGTCCCCAAGAAAACTCTCCCCAATGTTTTAAACCCCAACCATTATTTAAAACTTCTGTATCTTCATTTCCAACCGCAGAAGTTAATGATATTCCTGTTACTTCTACAATTGTTTTTGTTTCTATCTCTTCATTTCCAATTGCAAAAGTTGCAGATACAGAACCTGCTGTGAAAGTTGTATCGTTAAGATCGCCCCAGTTTGATCCTGAGTTCCAAACATGGCCACCCCAACCAATATTATTAAAAGCTAAAACTTGACCAACAGAAAATGATGTCGAGTCTATTTGTGAGAATTGGCCTTCGCCCCAATTGGCTCCGCCCCAAACCGAAAGACCTGGCGACTGTACTTCTACTGTTATGTTAGCCACCAGGCCCTCCTTTTGTTATTAAGCTATTCTGATTATAGCTTGAGTATCGTTAGCATTAGGGAACTGAATAGTAAAAGTTCCTGCTGTTGCTGTTTTATCTCCTCCAAAGTCTAATACTGCTACCGCTTTGTTTGCGTTAGATGTGTTATATATTAAAGCACCTCTTGCAGTAAGAGTAACTCCTGTGAACGATAAATCATTAAAGTCTACAAAAGCTGTATTGTTTTGTAATGAAACTAAAGCGTTAACTAAAGCTCCGCCACCTTGAGTATATTGACCTGAATTAGAAACTTGTCCACCTGTTGAGTCTCCTGGATAAGTTGTTGTGTCATTACCGATAGTTGCAGAGTTTGTGTATAAAGCTAGTTTAAATACATCACCTGATGTAGGTGTAAAGTCATGAACTGCTTCAAGAATTTCTTCTTTGAAACTGTTGCATATTGCGTTTGCTGTTATTGCCATATTTTCCTCCTATTAAATATTATGGCGATGGTGAAGATACCTTAATTCTTGGAACTCCATCATCGTATTCTCCTCGTCTTCTTCTACCCATTTGTTGTAGAGCAAAAGCTTCAATACTTGTATCATACTTGCTTTTATATAGGTTGTACATATCTACTGGGCCTTTTAGATAAGAAAAAGCTTGTTCTAAAACACCATATAAAAGTAAACCGTCTTGATAAGATGATAAAAAGGTAGTTGAAGTCGATGTAAAGTGAGGAGGGTCTTTTATGTAATTTAACTGTACCTGATAAGTGCTATTTGGTGTTGGGGCTACTAAAAAATTATTTTCGTCCCAGTTAGCGTAATATTGAGGTAAACCAGTTGCTCCTGTATTGTTAAATTCTGATATAAAACTTGTATCTCTTTTTTCTAAAAAATGTCTATTTCCTGAACCATCAAAAACTTGTATTGATCTTATAATTAATTCATCACTAGGTCTACTTACATATCTTTGACCACTAACAAAATTAGCTGTTGCATATTTTCTTAAGTCATCATAATCAACTTTACCAGCTACATCTAATTCTGTTTGTCTAATGAACTGATCAATTAAAGTGTCAGATAAAACATTAGAATCTACTTCAGTGTAGTTTCTCACTTGAGTTAAAAAATCTGTATACGATATAGCCATTATGTTATTCCTATTGTTACTTGCCCTACATTTGTAATGGCTTGTCTTAATCTATTTTGTAAAGAACCGTCATCAGGCTGCATACCATTTGAATTAAATGCAAAGTCTCCAGGTAAAGTTAAATCAACAGTTGCTCTTCCTCCTCCACCTGATTGTAAAGTAAAAGTTTGTGGTCTTGCATTTCTTAAACCTTGTGCGTCAGCACCTGGGTTTCTTGGGTTAAGTTGAGGATGTTTAGGTTCAAATTCAGATATATGCACAAAAGCCCCTGTCCATTCTTTGACCATTTCTTTATAAGGAAATGCTTGACCTGAACGATCAGAAATAGCTAATGCATATCTACCTGTTGCTTGTCTTCCCATTATACACCATCTCCATAAAATGTTTGCGGTGAAATATATACTGATGTTCTTTGACCATCTTCATTCAACGCTCTTTGTAATTCATCTTCGTAAACTAATCTCAAACTTTGTGTTGCTTGTGGATTAGATAAAAAAGAAAGATAATAAGATAAACCTGAAACCATACAAGGTATAAATCTGTAAGCTACATCAGTTGTATTTGTGTATGCACCAGCATCCATAATTCTGTTTATAGTGTAGTATTTTAAATGCGTGTAGGTACCAGCATCAGGTGCAACATATAAATTAATTACTGGTATTGTTTGTCTATCAACAAAATATTGTGAAGGCTGACCTTGTGAGCCTTTGTTAGGTAAAGCAGCGTAAGCTGATCTATCAATTTTTGTTAAAGATATATCATTAGTTGATGCAGTTTGTCCTGATGTCGTTGAAATGTAAGCTTCTAAAACATCTGACACGTCAGCAGGAACTGCGTAATTAATTGTACCAGCAGTCAATGCTTGTGTCTGAAGTTCAACTTTCCAAAGATGAACGCCACGATTACCCCATTCTGAAAATAAAATATTTAAATTTCGTCTTGCTCTTTTTAAGTCATAACCAGTGTTAGTTCTTACACCACACCTATTGTAAGCCTCTTGAATAACTTCATCTACATTTAAATCAAAATCTGTTGTGTTAGAAGTAGCCATTATAATAATCCTTTGTAATATTTTTGAGTGAAACCACCTTTAGATTTGCCAGTTACTTTTACACAAACCCCATTCTGATTTACATAACCAACTGGACATACAATTTGATTGTTACCACCAATATTAGGTGGTGGTTTATTTCTACCAATGATACCTGCATCTTTTAAATACTGTTCATCAGGTGAACCTATTTTTGTGTTTAAAGGTCTGCCTGTTTGTCTATAAAAGTCTCTTGTTGCAGGTAATGTTTTTTTTCTACTTAGTAAACGTTCTCCTTTAGCTTCTTTTGCTCTTCTTACATTTTCTAAACCCATAAGGGCTGCTGTTGTAATTCCAAAAGGAGTTATCGGTATAGGTCTAAAAGTTTTACCACCCTCTAAATTTTGTTTTACGTTATTATTTACGTTTGCTTGTAAATTAGTTTGAGTTTGAGTTTGTGTTTTAGTTTTTGTAGGGCCTTTATTACCTGAAAAGGGGTGATTATTTGATGGGCCTGATCTTACTCCACCAGTAACTGATGTTCCTGGAGACATAGGAGATTTACCAGCTCTTGCATCAGCTTGTGCTCCTTTGAAGAATTTTTTGACCTTTATTTTTTTTCTCATGCATATTCCAAATTACATCAAATCTTTATAGTAATCCATTGTTTTACCTGGAACTAAGTTTTCGTCTTGTAAACCACTTCCACTTTGTCTAGCGGCTCCATAACCTCTTTTCATTTCACCACCATCTTTCATTCCAAATTTCTTTTTCTGTGCCTCAACTGACATTAAAGCTCCAACCATAGCTTTTTTAGGTTTCATTTTACCTTTCATTTGAGCACCTGCTATTCTATCTGCTTGTGTAGGATTTGGGTTTTTATCAATACCTGCTTTTACTGATAGCATACCAAAACCACCTTTAGCTCTTCTAGCTATTCCTCTTCTACCCATTTCTCTTCCTGAACTTCTAGAAGCACCAATTTGAGATTCAACTTTTCTTATGTCTCTTTTATCATCTTCTTTTTTTGACATTCCTTTAGCTCCTGCTGGGCCTCCTTGTGCTTTTTTTACAAGAGGTGTCATCTCTTTTCTTTTTTTTAATCTATCTCTTAAATTTTCTCCAGCAGTTTTGCCAATTCTTTTTCCCATGACATCTTTTACTTTTTGAATTGCGTCTCTTAATTTTCCTGGTGTACCACTATCGTATCCACCGCCTTTTTTATATTTTAACATGCCTCCTCCAGCTTTTTTATTTTTTCTTTTAATTAATTCTTTTATACCAGGGTAGTCTTTTGCTTTTCCTTTATAAAAAACACCTCTTGGCATCAATTGTATTACTTTAGGTTTTTTTGGTTTGTTGCTCATTCCACCTCCCGCTTTTTGTTGTGGTTTAGGTTTAATCGGTTTTGGTTTTAAAGGTTTTCCACCTTTACCCGTGGGTTTAACAACAACCATATTAAACGTATATTTTTTACTCATAGGTCTATCATACCCCCATAGTATTTCTTTGTAAACGTACTGACATTAGTAGGTTTTCCTCCTGGATTTCCTGCTGCTCTTTTTCGTCTGACAGCACTTGCCTTTTGCCCACTTGTCATACGTGTGGCTTTTGCAAGTGGGACACACTTGGGGTATTTCCTTGAAGAGCCACTGGCAGATTTTCTTCCACACTCTTGAAACTTTCCACCTTTTTTCTTTGCTCCA